CAGCTACGGCGGAACGGCGATTATGATACTGCGCCATGGTCAGAGTTAGAGATAAGTGACATTACTGCAGATGGCATGCATGATATTATATTAGCATTCAAAAAATACACACCAGACGCAAACGCTGCAAAATACGTTGAAGAATGCATAGATGGTTTCTTGGAAGAACTGTGTGAGAAGGATGCTTATGACCAATATGATTTGACATATGACGACGGCCCGGATCCAGACGATTACTACGATAGGATGAGATTGGAGGAATAAGGAAATAAGGGAATACTAAAATAAAAGGAAGGATAAACAATCCTTCCTTATTTTATTATAGTTACATAGAAATATTCCTCTCCCTTTAATTATTTTATAAGGCTGCTTAATGGCTTCCATGTAAGTTTATCGTTAACCGTATTTTCTATAAACTCCTTATTTTTTTCTGCAACTTTATCTGCAATAACTGAAATTCTTTCATCGTCACCCAACGCCTTATCTATAAGCTCATTAATCTGAACTGCCGCAGCGTCTTTTGTTATATAATTATCGAGCAGTTCCCCGAGCGGCGTATAAATCGGCTGGCCGTCATCATCAGTCCCGGCGATTACCGCGTAATTCAAGACATCGTGAGAGATTGAACAATGTATATAAGGATGCGCAGGATCAGTTGACCCAATACCGTACACAAGTTCTTGCGTATATCCGTTCGGATGTTCTTCACTGTACGGGTTATTCTCATCACGTTCATCGGTTTTATAAAACTTGAACGGAACGACAATCGGCTCGCCGAGTATAGGTTTCTTTTCAATTATTTTCTGTACTGCTTCATCATAATCCTTTGCAAGTTTATTCCATGATATGAATTTCAGCAAATCCGCGGGGTGTTCCCGCATCTGGTGATTATGATTATCTATATTCATGCCGCAATTATAAGTTGCCATATTTAAAATTCCCAATTTTTATATTTATCAGAATTATGATATTTGTATATCATAAATAAGCAAATAAATATAATGTACAAATTATCATTGGGTTACATATGAGTACAATTAAACAGGATAGAAAAGATCTCGAGCTATTACTTAATGGAATCGATCCGGTACAAACACCCGGGAATTCCCCGGTGTCACCCGCTGCGCAAGTGCAGCAGCCGGTTGCCGGGGTGGTAGACAATACATCTGATACATCGTTGAATGGTGAAAAGATATTTGAATTCGATTATGACGCGCTTAAAAAGACATTGAGAAAAAAAGCAAGGAAAACTGTCGTCAACATAACGCGGCATATACTGCCGGAAGAACTTCTTGAGGAAGATTATGTCAAAGACAAAATGGAGCAGGATATCGATACATTCACCGATTTGTATATGCAGGTTGAATCTAATAACATAATGCAGAGATCAATATTGGATACAGTTTCCCGCGGCAATACAATGCCGAGGATGTATGAAGTTTTTTCGCAGCTTACCGATAAAATACAGGCGGTGAACAAACAGATTGTCGCAACGGAACAGCAATTGAGAAAAACATACCTCGATCTCAAATTTGAAATTAAAGACAAGGAAGCGGAACAACGCGAATACGGGCAAACCAGCCCGGCATTGGCGGCACCGCAGCCAGAAGACTTGTCAAAAGTTATATCTTCATCATCCCAGCTCATACAGATAGCAAAACAGGCGCACCGGGATAAAATTATGAACGCTAAAGAAACAACATGCATAGTTGAACAATGATAAAGGAAATATACACACGTACAAAAAATGATCCGTACTATGAAGACGGAATAATAGATTTTACGAATGAAGTGGAATCGACGATAACTAAAGTGCGCACGCTGCTCAGTACAAAACCCGGCGAAGTGCTCGGAGATTATAATTTCGGCATAAACTTAGATTATCTCGTATTCAGTACCAATCTCCCGGCAGGTGAAATCAAAAAATCGATAGATGACAAACTCAGCACGTATGTGCCGAATACAAATAATATTAAAATATCGACACAGGTAAGTTTTGGGCATTCCGGGTATGGTTATGACTATGCTGTGATCGACATTTATATAAATGGTGTGAAGGCGGTAGGTCTTCTCGTCGATAAAGAGTAATTCAGAGATATGGGTAAATTTGATTCAACATACAACAGTGCGGACAATTATAAATTCGATACGTCTGACATACAAGCCAAGCAGAAACAGCAGGAAGAAAAACGGAAGCTCAGACGTGTATATTCGACAGATCTTATAAATGAACTTATTGATGAACGCAGCCATGGGTATGACATACCGTATGATGCATTTTTCCAACGCGATTTGGAGCTCCGCGCGCCAGGTGTCACGTTTAGAATGACACCGGAAGAAATGGAGGTTTACCAGAAATGTTATGACGACGCATTATATTATGTTGATAATTATTGTCAGTTCATGACAGATAAGGGTAGAAAAACTGTTGATCTGCGCGATTTTCAGAAGAAAATCATCAAAATTGTCACAGATGAAACATATATACCGGAAATAGATGATTTCGGGCCAAAGAACAGAAACGTAATTTGGATGGCTGCGAGGCAAAGTGGGAAGTGTCATTTATCATCTACTAATATAGAAATCATTACAGGAAACCATAAAGAAACGCAGGAAATTGGAAAACTTTATAACGAGATTTCTAAAAAATCATCATTTATATTAAAAACCAAAGAGTTACTCTATAAATTATACAATAAGCTGTAAAATTATATTGTCAAATAGCGAACCGCATTACATAAATAAATAGTATATAATATATAAATGAGTTAATACTATGAAATACACTAAAATTTGTAAATACTGCGGCAGCGAATTTGTTACAAATAAACCACGTGCAGAGTTTTGTACACACAAGTGCAATGCATTATACCATGACAATATTAATCGTTTAGAAAAATCCAAGCATCTTATTGAAACTGGAATAGAAAACATTGATTACGTTATTGATAAATGGAATGGTCTTGCAACACCCAGAATATATGGGAAATGGATGAAAAATCTCCATCCCGGAAAAACAACTGAAGATTATAAAGCAGAATTTCCAGATGCACCGTTATGTTGTGCTAAAGATAAAACTGCAACATCTAAAAATTCAGGACAGTTTATGAAAACAGAAAAATATCGTAAACTGTATTCTGAATATATGAGTGGTGATAAAAATCCAAATTCAAAGGTAAATACAACAGAAGAAGAACGCCGGCAACGTTCTCCGTTTTCTAAAGACTTTTATACACTGAGAAATATTTGTGATTCTGCACGTTTAGATTTTATAAAAAATGTTAGAGAACGTGTTGTCTGCAATACACAGTTAGAATATTATATCAATAAAGGATATTCTGCAGTAGAAGCAAAAGAAAAACTGTCAAAGAGGCAGAAAACAAATACGATAGAAAATTATATTAAAAAATATGGTGCAGATCTTGGGCCTATCAAATTTAATGAAAGAAACGCAAATTGGTCTGTCTGTATGGAGAAAAAATATCAAAACGGCGACTACTCTAAAATGCCCAAGCACTTAGGTATAGCAACATCGAAAAAGGAAAAAGAAATGATTTCATTTATTTTAGATGAATGCAAATTAGACCCAGATAAATGTTATTTTGCTGGAAGCACATTAAACCAATTATCTATTCATTCTGATGAACTTCACAGAAATTTTTTCTATGATTTTGCATATGAAAATAAAATTATAGAGTTTAACGGAGATTTTTGGTATGCAAATCCGAAACGATTTGATGATAATTTTACAAATCCATTTAATAATTTATCAGCAAATGAAATACATGAAAGGAATAAGACAAAAAATGCTATAGCAGAAAATGCAGGATATAAAATCTTAACTATATGGGAATCCGATTATGACAATGATTTAGTTAATATTATTTCACGTTGCAAAGATTTCATCCTTTCATAAAAACAAACAATATTCCATGAGACGCATATTAAAAAATATAATAGGTAAACTGATTGAACTTATCGAAAGGTATGAATACCGTAATATTGATTTGGATGAAAATGATATATCTAAAAAGATATTGGAAACCAAACCTTTAACCGGAATCAAAGTTTTGTCTGACACCGGATACGTCCCTGCGGTAGAAATACATAAGACCCAGCCTTACCGAGTATATGAACTGACGCTAGAAAACGGTGAAACTCTGGAGTGCGCGGATAATCATATAATATTCACAGATTCTCTGAATGAAGTTTTTGTCAAAGACCTGGTTCCGGGAGATAATGTAATGACAAAATACGGACTGTCTAAAGTCAAATCCATATATAAATGCCCGTATAAATTGTCAATGTATGACATGACGGTAGATTCTCCTTATCACAGATATTACACAAACAATATACTTTCGCATAATACCACAACAGTCGCGGCTTTCCTTTCATGGATGCTGGTATTTCATGCAGACAGGAATATACTGGTTGTCGCAAATAAGGAGAAGACCGCAATAGAAATCGTTGATAAAATCACTAACGTATTCAGAGGGTTGCCGTATTTCATGAAACCTGGGTGCGTCAATTTTGGTAAGATGGGTCTCAAGCTCGAGAACGGTTCCCAGCTGATGTGTTCTGCCACGACAAACACCGCATCCATCGGTTTTACAATTCACTGCATATTGCTGGATGAGTTCGCACATATACCGGAAAATATCGTAAACAACTTCTGGAGATCCGTATACCCGACGCTTTCTTCATCCAAAGTGTCGCAATGTATCATAACGTCGACACCTAACGGCACGACAAATAAGTTCTATGAAATCTGGAGCAACAGTATAGAGAAGAAAAACTCATTTGTAAATATGAGAACCGATTACTATGAAGTTCCAGGCCATGATGATGAATGGGCTAAACAGATGAGGGCGGATTTCGGAGAAGAAGAATTTGCGCAGGAATTCCAGCTCCAGTTCAATATCAATTCAAGAATGCTTGCAAAGGCGGATGACCTTAAGTTTATGTCACGCATGGTAAAAGAATATGTGCATAAGGATATATACGGCGGCAATGTATATTTGAATGATGAAAAGCTTGTGTGGCATCCGGATTTTGACCCGAATAATATAGAAGAAACTGACAAATTCGTATTCCTTGTCGATTTGGCGGAAGGCGCGGGTGAAGAAGACAAAATGTTCAAAGCGAAAAAGAAAGACCCGGATTTCAATACAGTCAGCATATTCAAGCTGCGGGTGAATTCTGTCGCGAATATGCGCAAGTATTCAGATAAATCATGCAAAATTCAAGACGCATTCCGGTTTGTGCAGGTTGGCAAATACAGCAGCAATACTGAAGATGAAGATTATTGTGCAAAAATATGTTCAGCACTTGCATATGATCTTATGAAAGATGATGAACGTGATTCTGTCAGGATTATGGTAGAGATGAATTTCAACGGCAAGAGCTTTACAAATACAATACGTAATCATCCGAGATATACAGACAGCACAATACAGCGTACATACCATACGAAACCTGTACCCGGTGAAAAACAACGCAGACATTTAGGATTTAAAACGACATCAAATAAAGAATATTATTGCTTGAAGGGCAATAAGATGATCGGGATGAAAAGGATTGTTGTGACAGATAAACGCACATATGAACAGATACAGGCATTCGGATATGTGAAAGGCAAGCTCAAAGGTATTGCATGTCATGACGACTTGTCTATGCCGGTATTTAATCATATTCCGAGAATGCTCGATGATGAGACATTTGTATCATGGCTCGATGAAATACTGTATGACTATAGTGATGAAATGTTAAAATATAGGATTAACCAACTTATAGAAAAATGGGATATGGATAATCCTGAAACCGCCGATACAACATTTAATGCAATGTATGATGTACCTGAAACATATAATATGCTGCAGGAATCACCATACAATGAAAGCCTGCAGCGACAATTATTTTCAAGATACTGATAAACTCTAGTGTTTCTTTTTATTTGTGGAATGATAACTGAGGCAGTGCACTAAAAATTCACTGTCTAACCCCGGATAATATGTTTTGTTTCTGATAGACCAGCATGATACATCCCGGGGTTCGTCATTCACTGTAATCCTTACTAAAAACGGATCATCTTTTATAGGAATCGGGGTTTCTGTTATTGCGCACGGCGGCGGGACATAATCAATTCTATTATATTTCCGTTTTAATCTTGCAACCGCTTTAACTTGTATTTCAGCTTCGCGAGTTCTTCCGTTAATCCGTTTATCAGGGATTTTTGTTTTTCGATTTCCTTTTGTGCTTGGAACAGCTGGTTCTGCAGATTTGGCTTTAACGACAGCTGCGGTTTTACGTTCTGCATTATCAGTCTTAACACGTTTTCCTGCGCGCTGTTTGAATCCTTTATCGGTTTTATCTGCTGCAGAATTATTCTGTACGCTTGATCTAGAACGTTTTGGTTTTTGTACAGTATTTGTTCCTGTGTTTTTATTGTTTCTAACTGGAGCTTCAGATTTTTTAGATTTCTTCCTTGTATTATCTGCAGTACCAGCAGTGTCAGAACTGATAGTAATACGATGCTTCCTATTATTAACTGTACTGTCATCTTTCTGTTTCTTTTTATTTAACGGCTTAACTTGTTTAGCCAGATGCTGTTTAACCGTATTATCCGATTGTTTTTTGTTTGTGGTTCGGGATTGTTTATTTGCAGGAGTATTCGCAGATTTTGATTTAGTGGTTTTGGAATTACCTGCAGAATTTTTACTGGCATGTTTTTTCAGTTTACCGGATGTGTCACATACGATATCACAGTCATCAAATAATGCAACACTTGTTTTTGCTTGTTTAATTTTACTGTTCTTCATCGTGCAGGTGTTTTTGCAATATATCTATGATATCATCATTAGATAGTTCTATATTAAAATTATGGTTTTTCGTATGTACACGTATATATGAATCATTTGTATCATCGTCGGCAAGCTCCGCAATCGTATCATTGATTTCATCATCCCGCACTAAACCGTTATGATAACAAGCTATATAAAAATCATGGTTCCTTATATTAGGAAGCGTGCCCTGTGTTTTTATAATATTACCGACGCCTTGAACATTTGATATAAACTTGTTCATGAATTCAAAATCATAAAACCTGTCAGTACCAAATCCGCCAAGTTCAATCAATTTATTTAGGCGTATAAGTAATTGTGACGGATCACAAACTGCACACTGGTGTATTATTCGGCATTTTTGGTTAGTGGCCATTGGCCGGCCGGCAAGAAAATCCATTTTTCTGCAGAATAAATGTGACCCATATTCATCCAGCATATTCATATGCCATATTTCATCAGAATCAGAAACCCGCTCATTAATAAATTTGAAAAAATTACGGGAAAGTATATTATCATCGTCAAGCACATATACCCAAGGGTTTGCACCATTAGTAAAATTTTTATGAATATCAATAATCGGAATATTCATAAGAGCGCCGCCGTAGTTTGCATCACCCTGAACACCCTGATAATATATTTTATATTGCAATCCGATTTCTGTAAGATATTCTTCGAGGGCGTTGCATTTGTTTTTGGAGAAATCCGCATGGTATTGGTCTATACATATAACCCAAAACGGCTTATACTTATCCTGCTCAGAAACCCTCTTTAATATATTTTTTGCTATGATACACAAGTTATCTGCTCGTAACACCGGAGTAACAAGTAATATTGTATAATTGTCAATCATTATTGGTATTAAAGGGTTTTTTAATTGCTGGGCCGAATATACTATATAATTCCGCTTTAAACATTTCCGGCTCAAACATACATTTATTTTTGAAAAATTTAAAATCACTAATCCTGTCCTTATAATTGTCAATACAATCTATGATACATTTGCAAATTTTGTATGGATCCGTGATATCCATTTTATATTTTTGCGGTACCGGATAATCAAAATATGTACCTGCAACATTCATATCGCTAAGTATAAGTATACAATCACGCAATGCAGCTTCCCTTGGCATCATTTCCCTGCCGGTAAATGCTGTAAAATCAATATAAACTTTTACACTTGTCATACATATCACGCAATTCATGCTTATTTCTAAATAAATCACCTGGGTGTATTGTATCAAATATAATGTCCGGCCGTAAAGTTTTAATAATCGGTATTATATTATTTTCCACGTAATCACGATTATCTTGCTTTAAACCATAAAATACATGTGATTCTTTTACATCGTCCTTTACCGGTTCATAAAAACATTTATATACGCCATGCTGCAGATATGCAACGTCATGTATGCCATAATACTCTAAATCCTGTAATACTGTATGGAATTCACATAAATGCAATATATTTTTTAAACGCTTAATTTTATCTATATTATACATACCGTATTGCAACTTGTACCTTGGTGTCCACACAGCTAAACAGCCACCATATTATTATCTGCGCGTGCTTATATTTTGTGAATGTGTCTAAATTAAACCAAATAGGACTATTAATAAACGGTTCAGGAAAAATCAAAACCGTATTTTCATCATCTGTTATATCATTAGGACTACAGCATGTCGCAGGATACATGTTTTTATAATATGTGTCTTGTACAAATTCAGATTCAGTGTTGACATCATAAAGTCTTGCGTCAACACCAATAGAATTTAAATAAAACGCAAGCATATTTAAAACTTCCGTACCACCGCATTTACAAGGAAAACATGCTATAAATACTTTTGAATTTTTCAGTTATCTTTATCATATTGCCATATAAATTTTAAATTACCAGAATCATAACATTTATAATATCCACGGCTTTCCATTATCGCGGTTTCTGTCATTAATTTTTCCGCCGGGGTCTTTGCAATCTTGTCTTTTCTTGACATATACCGTGAAACACAATTGCTGTGGGAATCAATCCATATATAATTTGGCTCGGTATATCCGATAAAATTAAATCCAAGTTTTTTATAAAGATTACCGGTAGACCAATCACGTTTGGCATATGTCATAATCTCTTTCACACCAAGCATATCATTTATGGCATATTTAAAAAGTTTACTGGCCCCACCAGAAATTATATATCCGGATTTCACGCAATATCTATAAAGTTCATATACACCGGTTTTATTAACAGACCCCAGAACTTTCCGTAATTTGCCGAAACTCATGACAGAAACAAGTTCTTCATTATAATATAACCCGTATCTATAACTTGCCGGTACATACCCTTGCAAATGATATCGTGAAATAAACTTTTTATAATCACCCGGGCTAACCGCAGAAACTGTGCATTTCCTTGCCATTATCTTTTTTGAAAATATTCCGAATTTAATCCGAAGCATATCGAGTATAAGCTCCCGGTTATTAACCCAATCATTTTCCCATATATGGATTAACTGTATCCCTCTTGCGTCGCATAGCTCAGATTTATTCTTATGGTAATTCCTATCTTTGCCTGATTCGTCTGAATGAAAGAAAATTCCGTTAAATTCTATTGCAAATTTATTATCCGGAAAATAGAAATCAAGCTCAAGTGGTGCTATTGTTTTACGGTCATTCATAATATAATGTATACCATATGAATCGAAAAAATCCTTAAGTATTTTTTCAGGACCGCTGAAATCATAATTTGGTCTGCATACTGGGCATAATATGGATGTCTGGTACCGGTTGTCATGTGTACGGTTATTAAACATCTTAACATCCATCTCAATATCAGGATGAATTTGGCAGCAATTATGTATAATTACAGTATCATGATCTGTGTATTCAATATTAAGCCCACGAGATTTCCATAGTTCAACAGATTTATTACGCATACCATTTACTGAATATGCACGGTATTCCGGGAGTTTCATGACATTATCAACCCCGTATTTTTCCAATACTGTATTTTTTGCCTGTGCCCTTACTGTGTCAGACGAAAATGGAGATGATGTGGAACAATTATATACCGTACGTAATGTATTTGCACGTTTTTGTTTAATATCACCCCCGCGTTCATTATATGCGGTACGCAATGCAATAGATACCGCAGCTGAATTTTTAGACAGTACTTCTGATGAAGTGTTCCGACATTTTGCAGAACAATATTGCGGGTACATCATATTTCCGATATCAAATATCACCGGTTTGCCGCAGTTCTTGCATACTGGTATAGTATCAATATGATGAACGAGACGGTACAATATTTCTTTAATAGAATCAGTGGTGTTGTCACAATACCTGGATTGCAAATATCCCAAATATCCACGCTTATTAAGAATATTGCGCGTGCATCTTTGGGGTATCAGTGTGCCATCAGCTCTTGTGATATATGATAATATTTCAGAATCACGATTCATTGATATATTTATTACAAAATCACTTTCTATCCAACTACTCTACGAATGCTTTACCAAATCTATTTTCGTATATACTTTCAAGTTTATATTTTTCATCTATTGCAATCATCATCTCCTTTTTATATGATTTTCGTTGCATATAAAAATCTGTCAATATTTTAGGAATGAATCCTTCAAAATCTCGTTGATATACTGCGCCGGAAACACATTTTATTTCGTGTTCTGATGCTTTATGATTTGCATCTTTTTTGATGAATGTATCAGGTGAAATGTTAAATTGTCGCATAGTAGTTGGATACAGAGAGGCAAAATCGAGTGCAATCACATTTTTATAAATTCCAGCGGTAGGTTCAAACACAAATGCACCTTCGTAGGATTCACTTGAATTTTCTTTCTTTTTATTAGAAAGCGGAAATACCCGGTGTTCTTTATAAAGATACTCGGTTTGTACAATTTCAAGAGAACGCACTGGGCTGAATGCAGTCAAAGCATCAACATGCATAAGATTTGCGAGACCCATAAATGCAGAACTCGTTTTGATTTTATTGTCTATTTCACGTACAAGAATACTATCGACCGCATTATAAAAAATATACTCGGCGGGTTTCTGTTTCCACTCATCCGCAAATCCAAGTGCGTGTTCAACTTTCTTTGCACCGACAACAGTTTCAGCAACCCAATCAAGTTTATTGGATTCCTTAATTTCAACTGCGCGATCCCATTTTTTATAAATCTCCATATAGTCATACATAAACTTATGCTTAGGAAGACTTATTGTTTCGCCGGGTTGTGCATCCTGTGGTTTATAATTGTACCAGGTATTTGTCGGGGACAGCCATGTAATATCTATACCAAGATTCTTGCACCTATTATACAAGTATGGCCAGTCATATCCAAAAAAGTTCCATCCTGTTACACACTGCGCATCTTTAAAATAATTCCAGAAAAAATCTTGCAGCAGTTCTACTTCATTTTCATGACTGATATATGTAAATTTATATTCAGTCTTAAAATTTTTGCAATGTTCATTTATCTTACTCTGAATCCATGCAATTTCTTCACCAGTTAAAATTTTTCGGCCAAATACATATACTTGATCATTAAATACCCAAGATATCGTATTAATCATATTTAATGCATGTGCAGCGTCGGGAAATCCGGAATCATCGACATCCACCTCAATATCACAAAAACATGTATTTGGAATATGCAGTTCATTTATGACATTTACGGCGGGATTCGCGGCAACCAAATCCACCAGAATTTCATGTATACGTTGTTCTGACAGATATCCAGCACTTTGTTCCCTTTTTACAGATTTGAAATCCCAAGATTTATATGTAGGATCTGGAGTATCACCGCGTTTTGCGTATCTCCATGTATACATCTGATTCGCAGGTATATCATATGTCAAATATGATATTGACCCCGCATTATTTACATATGAAAGCACAAGTTGTCTTGCAGGTGCACCTTGTGCGTTTAACACGTCTCTAAGTTCTGTTGATACTATCATATAAAACTAATTGTTTAATTAAACTCCGGTACTTCCGAACCCGCCATTTCCACGTGCAGAACCGGTGTGAAACGCATCAAATTCATCCCTTGTTACAAGTTCACTAACTTCTGAAAAATATACCGGCTGATGAAGAAACTGCACAAGCTTTTCACCGGCTGCGATATCTACAGGAAGTGTAGAATCATTTGCAACACCAATATGTACTTCCCCAGTATAATCAGAATCAACAACCTGCGCAGTAAACCGCAATCCCTTCTTTGTCGCGACGCCTGATTTATTTGCAGCGATCAATGCAGATTCCTTAGGTTCAAAGTATGTACAAATACCTGAAGGTATTAAAATTCTTTCGCCTGGAAATATACGTATTACATTGTCATTCTCTATTCTACGCCTGCATACAGATTCGTCGAATGCTTTATTGGTAGAATTGGCTTTACATAAAGCATCTACAAAATCCTGATTAAATTCGGGTACAAAAAAATCAATGCCTGCAGCCTGATTTGTCCCGCGTACCGGAGATTTAACATCCCGTATTTTTAATATTTTTACAAATGAATTCATATATTAAATTAATTTTCTTTACTTAAAATTGTATTATACTATGTAATAAATGATTTAACTTGAGACCAATAATTTTTATAAAATATATAATAAATTATTATATAATCAGTTATAAATAAAAAATCGGATAATTATCCGATTTTATAAATTAACTGCATGCACCACTGTTTTATTTTATTTTGAAGTTGTCCGCCAAATCTCTATATTCAAAAAGACGCAATAAATTCTGCAGTTCATGTACATATTTGATAGTCTTAATAATACCACCGTTACCGATAGATACTTCATATACGCTCGGGTCTCTATAACTATATCTTGAAATATTAAATGGAAATCCAGTTAACCAAAAATAGTCAATGTTTTCACTCTTACTAAAACCGTTCAATGCCAACATATCATTTGTCAATTCAATCGGTTCAAACAAATTAACATACTCATCGATGATTAGATTCTCATTATCGAGGTGTTGAACTTGCATCATTGTTTTACCAAGCAGACTAATCTTTCCCGGTCCATGTATAGGTTGACATCCAGGTTTAATATAAACTAAATCTCCCAACATTAAATCATTCGTTTCCATTTTATTATTTGATTTTAGTAAGAACAAATGTAGTATCTGACTTATCACCTATGCTGATTATTTTATAATCAAGTTTCCATTCTTTACTAGAGTACTCTTTAATTACAGTTTCACTTGTTTCACTTGTTTCAATGTGAGAAAATATCCCACATATAATAGCAAGAAAGCCAAATACACCAATACCGCAACCACTTATTATAGGCCAAATAGAATCACCGTCACAAGGTAAAAGAGCAAGAAAGAATAACATTGATATGAATGTGAGCATTAGAAATATAATAGTCAACATTGTCATAATTAATCTTGTTTTTGTGATTTATTAATTATTCCCATATTTATTTGTGTAACAATCAGTAATCTCTAATGAAATAATTTTCGTGCATTCATCCGCAAAAGGAATTTCGTCTTCCAAAATATGTTTTTCTACTTCTTTTTTAATATCACATTTGTTACAAATAAACTTTCCTGTTCCAAAATCGTTTACAGTTTCATGTTTTATAGTTTCAAAATTACTTTCCCTCGCACAAGTATAGGTATAGTGATATGTTATACAATATGTTCTCATAACTATTTTATTATGAAATTATTTGCTTCTTCAATTTGTTTTTGATGCGCGAACCCAATCACCTATCATTAACTCATTTACATTCATAATTTTTTTATTCTCCAATATTAAGTACTTCAGCATATATTCCTACTCGTTTAGAGTCTGACACTGCGCTATTAAAGAATGGTGTTTCCCTTGTTAATTTACCCTTATATCCAATCGCATTTAATTTCGCGGCAAGTTGTGTCGCAGTATATTCAGATTCCGGGTTCTGCTGATAATTATTTAGCGCTTCAAGCTCCTTGACCTTTTTCTCAAGTTCTTTAATTTTCACTGAAGATTCCTCATGAAACTGAATGCCACACTCTGTTTCAAGGTCAGCAAGCATATGTCTGATATGATCAGGTTCTAATGTTAAATCCTTCTTGTATTCTTCATATATCTTCGCTGCTATTGGATGGTCTCTTTCAAATGGTTCTTGTCTCATATAATGCTATATAATTTAAATTTGTTTTTATAAATATACTGAATAATATTCATCTTTTAAAATATCTGTTAATAATTCATGGCATTATTGGATAAAAATTCACCAGTTGTAGATAATATACAGCGTGCGTCATTTTTAATAAACCGGGCGGAAACAAGTTATGAGATTGGCAAACAGGTATTTATAAAAATGAATACTGTTTCCGTTGTTGCGTCAGATGACAAAATACGGGTAACACAAATATGCCAGCTTGTAACTAAAATATCATATTTTGAAAAACTCGTATCGTCATTTAATAAAGTAATATCTGGAATTAATGAAATATATAACTGGTTAGTAGAACATATAGTATATGATGTATGCGGATACCTTATCAAAAAGATAGAAATACTTATGCTGCGTATTAAGCAGCTTATAACAAATATAAAAATATATATAACAAAAGCAACCCGCGATTTATTAGTAAACTGTATAAGTGGCAAAGGATCAACAGTTACTGCAATATTATTTGCGCCCATTCAGGCACTTATGAAAGCATTTCAAATAATATCAACTGTAATTGGGTATGCATTGATGGGAATACAAATTGTACTTAATGCAATTCCCAAATTAATAAGTGTATCTGCTGAGGGCATGTCATTTTTTATGACTCCAAAAAGCATGAATACCACTGAAATGACAGTTGTCAATGCAAATCAAAGCGTAACTGATAAGCTCGGATCTGGATTTAAGACAGCAGTTGCAACAGTATTGCAATCAGTAAAAAAGGCGGATGTACCGATTAAAATCGCCTCAATTGCCGCGGGTGCAGCGGCCGCAACAGCTTTGGTAAAGTCCGGTAAAGAATTTAAAATATCAAGTAATCTTGCTAAACCATTGGGTATTATAAACCCAGCAAATATGTCAAAAACAATAAATAATTTAATTGCCTATTTGCCAGTTGCAGATCCGTTGCCAAAATATGAAAATCTTGTAATTTACAACCCGGGGTTTTTAATATGGTTAATGACCGGATTTTTACCTGCGGGGAGGACATCTTTCGGTATACCTGGTATGCCATAAATTTAACTGCAATATGTTTCGCAAAATATAATTATAATTAAAAAAGACTGATATATATCAGTC